TTTTGCCAAGGCCGACATATACACAACCCACGGAACGTATAAGCCAAAAGTGTTTGTCATAGAGGCTACTGTAACAGAGGCCGGGAGCTTCGTCGCTAATGATCCAGAGGACAGGGTTTTAACGGGAACAACCCGCTGGGCCGTATTCGCCCCGGACGATATGCCAATTGACGCATTCGAAACATAAGTTCCCTGGAAATACCGAACCCCGGGTCGCAGCGTGGCGGTACCGGGCAGCTCCGAGGTCCTAACCCCATAAATGTCGCCCAAGAAAATCGTCTCCGTGGAGGGCACCTGGATGAATCGCCGTACGCCCTCATCGGTCTCAAGGCGATAAATGCAGGACCTAACGTAAGATCCGGCATTCGATGTCGTCACCCGCAATCGCGCAAATCTCGCCTCAAGACCATGCTCCAGCCAGGGAAGAAGGGCCAACCGTAGGGTTTGGCCATGCCCCGTCCTAGATGTTTGGTCCGAGCCATATGCGCGGAATGGTGAGATCATCCACTCATCGCGCCTTGGTATCTCGCGAACGCGGGAGTTACGGCTCTCCGTCTGCCCGATGTAGGCATCGGTCCCTCGGCGCTCGCCTCTTCCGTGTGGTACCCTGACCATCGTTATCTCCTGCCGCCAGGAACGTAGCCCACGTCGATACCCGCAATTGTCATAGGAGTGTTCTTCGTTGAGTGGGAGATCTTTACCTGAAGCCAGTCACCCTGCTTGCGGTAGGATAGGCGGCGAGGTCTTCGCCGGTCCTGCACATACTTGTCCACCCCATCGACCGCTGTGCCGTATACTGCCTCTGTCGAGTCCGTGAGATCCAGGGTCCCTGTCGTCTCACTGTTCTCATCGTCATTATGCCGAACAGCGACGGAGAGCGATGAGGTCCGGTTGTCACTGAGCACCTCAACCTGGCGAATGGTTATCTTGGTGTTTAGGTTCTCACCAATGCGCTGGGTTAGGATGTTGCTGCTGATGGCGGCTCCGTGGTCGTGGTTGCCGTCGCCCATCTCGAACACCTGGGCGTACTGGTTAATGAAGTACAGCCTCTCGTTGTCATGGGCGTCCTCATCAAGAAGCCACAGCTTCGCGGGGACATCCCAGAGCCAGAGGGCGTCGTTCTTGTAGTCGTAAACGATGGTCCTGTTGTTGTCATGTGAACCATCAACAGCAACGGAGAGCAGGTAGCAGCTCTTGGTTCTCCAGTGGACCGAGGCCGCAAGGTGCCTTCTTGATGGGCTTATGGACTCTATGGTTTTTCCGATTCGATCTGACAGCTTGACGATATTGGGTGTTCCGTCAAAACGATACACACCATCTTCAGCCAGGAAGATAAGGCCTCCGCGAATCCTCTGAATGCTTGCGTTGCTAACGCAACCAACACCAGCCACCACTCGGATGGGCTGAAAGTCATCCAGGCCTGTTGCTGGGTTCTCTCCAACGTTGACCATGATCCAGACTGAGTCAGACTTGAACACGACCACGTTTTCGCCAAGAGCAGACAGTCCCGTAATGGGACTATTGTCGTCCTCCATTAAAACACTGAACGACAGGGCCGACCAGACCCTGTGGTACGGGGCGGGTGCGCTCCATTTTACGGTAAACTGCTCACCGTCTATACCGGCACACCAGAGCATTCCGTTGTAGAACGTAATAAACCTGGCCCTGGGCCACTCCGCAAGAAGGGCTATGAAGGTCGGATCAAACCGGGCCCCCTCGCCAACAGCAAAGTCAGCGTCCTCCACTTTCGCAACGTTGGCCCCCACTGTCGAGCTAAGACCCTCGGCGGCCTCAAACCTCGTAACCATCCCACCGTACGCAACAAACGCCTCGTCGAACTGGGGCACAACTGCGATGCTGGCTAGCTCATCCGCAACCACCCGTGTCTCTGTTCCGCTGTTGCTGTAGTCCTCCATATCCAGGGTTGAACCCAGGACCGCCCTAAGCCCTGCGCTCGGATTCAGGAGGTAGAAGTAGCGCTTTTTTGTCTTAAACTGAGCAACGAAGAGACCACGGGTGACGTCGTGTACCGGGCTTACGGACTGGAGGGATGCGGCGACGTTGGCGATCTCAACCTCGTCATCGAGAGCGTTGTCCTGAATCGTGAACCGCAGGTAGTAGGCAGTCCTCGAATTAATTACCGACGAGGCCCAGTCAGCAGGGGACACGAACGAAAGGGCATAGGCGCTAGTGCCCGCAGAGTCGAGGTGCTTCGATGACTTGGTTGTGGAGAGCCGCTCTGACACGCGGATGTATTTCCACTCCGTACCATTCCAGTAGTCGGCCCTCATCCACGTTGCGTTAGCGTTGTTCTTGGTGCCATCGAACGCACCCTTGAATGAAAGCAGCTGGGCGCGGTCATTATCAGAACCCAGGGCTGTTATCTCAGAGAACCCCAGGAACCAGTGACCCCCTACGGGATGGTCGTCGAGGGCAACCTTAGCCCCCTCGGCTGCGCTTGAGTACACCCCAACGTCAGACAGCACATGCACTTCCTGGGATTGCGTTTCAATCGCATCCCCCGCAACAAACATCGAGTCGTAGCCAGAGAATCCAGGTCGCTGCTCAATGGCCCCATTCGGGGCCCACACATTGAGCGCATCGGCGCACTCGTCTGGGTCGGCTAGGTCAGCCTGCTGGTTGATTCCCTTGTTGCACTTGAGCACCAAGTGCTTGTGATTCTGCCGACCCATTCCAGCTCCATGTTACGCTTCCGGTTGCACTTCCGCGCTCTTCCGGCGACGTTTCGCCTTGGTTAGTTGCTTCTCAGCCTTCTCGACAGCATCATCTGATACTATCCCTTCTGGCTCGGGAGCCCCTCTCACGAACTCTTCGAAGTCTCGTCTTGTTGGGATGGGGTAGCGCGGGTCCACGAGACGAAAGTACAGGCGCTTCACGGTGAGGTTCTTCTCTTCCTCAATGTGCGCCCGGATCTCCTCGTCCTTCCGGTGGTTACGCTTCTTCGCCTCGCGCGCGACCTGCTCCTCGCTTCGGCCAAGCTCAGCCTGCGGGTCCATGAGCTTGAGGTAGGAGCGCAGGTCATCGAGGGACCAGTCGTCAATGTTCTCTGGACGCGGCTCGAATGTGGTCGGAGCGCGGGACTTGATAGAGGCCCTGCGGAAGTGGGGCTCACCCGTAGCGTCACGGTTCAACCACCATCGAGCTTTCGATGAAGGCATTGGTCGGCGCTTGTACGGGGGGATTCGAATCTCTTGCTTACCCAGGTTGAGGGCCTCGGTTGCCCCGTCCTTCGCGACATACTCGCGCATGCCCATATCGCAGTGAAGCACTAGCGGTCTTGGGGGCTTGTTGGGGTTGTCCGTATCAACCATCTGCCACTGGCGATTGACGAAGAGCTTGGCCTTAACCTGCTCAGGAGCATCAGGGTTCCCGGTCATATTGGCCACCCAGACAATGTCGGGAGACTGCTCCTCGTACACGCCACCGATATCGTCCTGAACAAGGCTGACGAGCGGTGCTCGAATCTCAAGGAACTTATCAGCAACGGGCTGAACGAAGTCATTCTCTTCGTGTGGGCCCATTACGATCTGTCGTCCGTCATAGACGATATTCTGGGCTACCCCGGTATTATTTCGTAGTCTAATTAGTGCCATCTCAACCCCCTTAGTAGATGAAGTCCGCCGAATCCGGATAGGACGTTCTTATGCTCACAATGTCGGAATGAGGCCTGCCTCGGCTCATGTCCTTGTATAAATCCATACGAAGCTCTTCCCGCTCACTCATCCATGAGGGGGGAGCCATCTCGTCAGCCCGTGTCCGAAGATCGATAGCCGCCGAGTAGAAGATAAGCTCATGGTGGTCAGACGGCACCAGCTCAGGAACGTCGTCATCGTTGAGCATCTTCTCTGGTTCGGGCATAAACTCGAACCGCAGGGTTTTATCCTCGTTAGGACCGGTCTGTCCCCATTGAAGAGTTACCCTGTTCTTCCAGAACACGTCACCGAGGAATCCTCGCTCATCAAAGATAACTGCGGTGCCGGGATCTGTAGACGTAACGTCAGTAACCTTGCAAATCTGAGCACCCTTTAGGGTGTCAGGCAGAAGGAACGTCACGTCATCAGTCTTCCACGTCAGGTCGGTGGTCGTTGAGAAATATCGCCGGATACCCTCTTGCCTAGCCTTCCGGTACTCCCGCGCATACGCACGGTTGATTGCATTCTTTATCTGAGTCGCAGAGAAGTCTTGATCAGCCTGGAGGCTGTTGAAGTTAATCAACTCGCTAACTTCATCCTGTAACTCTTTAAAGTTCATGCTGTCACCGGGGGTAGCTCGAATGAATCCTCTATAGTCCCACGCGCCTCAACCTGCTTCTCAAGCTTCTCGACATCTGGCCTAGCGTGCTTATTAGCCATGATTACTGTGGCTGCATCTGACTTGTTGGATTCCTTCACCAGGTCACCAGCCACAACATGCCCCACGTCATCAATCGTGCTCGCCAAGGTTCGACCCTTCTCACGTGCGGATTCGCGCATTCTTCGCTCAATAGATGTCATCCATCGTTTTATTGATGTCAGAAACCGGCCACTCAATACGTCTCTAGTACTGAGGTCGTAGTCTTCATCCAGTGTTGCGACGAATACAGGAACACGGAACGCAGGGTCCCAGTCAGGAGAACAGCCACCGTTCTTGTTGTAGACAGGACCACGCTCGACACGCTTAGTGCGAACCTCGCCGTCTTCACCTCGAACAGCCTCAGAGCCCCACAACATACGGTAGGTAGTGAGGTCGTCTGTCTTCCCAGTGTCGCTAATATGGTAGAGCTGAACCAGGGCGAATGACCCTGGGTTCAGTTCACCATCGTACTTCTTGTCTCGACCCGCCCACGCTAAGCGCAGTTGCGGATGAAGATCGTGAAGCCTGCGACACACCCAGCCTGGCGCGTGCATGTCTAGCTAATGCCGCCCGCAGCAGCATCCTTAAAGGTCACATACACCTTCACGATGGCATTCGTAATATCTCCGCCCTGGGGCACAGTGAAACGAATGCTGACGGTGTTGGCAGATGTGCTGGATGACTCCCAGGACATTGCAATGGGGTCCTGAGAGGTAGGCGCAGTAGTAACTACGTGCGACACCTTGTACGGAGTAGCCCCCGAGGGACCACCGTGTGACATTGCAATCAATGCGCCAGCAGTAATTGCGCTAAGGGTGGTCTCTGTTTCGGTGACATCACCAAACAGGGTTCCCTTGTTTCCGCTTGCAGTTGCAGACATTGTCTATCTCCTTACTGGTGTCCTGAGAACCAGGATACGAGGGTTACGGGATCACCGGTGGCTTGGCCAACACAGGCGATGAACGGAATCACAACATCGCCATCATCAAAGGTCTGCGCCAGCGTAGTTGTTGGGGCAGCGCCATCAATCAGGTATGTGACAACGCCAGCAGCGCTAACAAGAACACTGAGAGTCTTAGTTTCCCCATCAGCCCAATTGTCGGTGGTATCTACGGTGGCATCGTTCCCATTCAGTGAATGGTAGATCTCAATGTCAGCAGTAGCAGATCCCTCGGGGCCGATTGCCGCCATGTCAGTGTATGCCGTTTTCCAGTCAGCAAAAGCCGGCGTGTCATCAACAAAGGCAGCTTGCTTACGAAAGCCAACGGCGACAGGACTATAGTCCGAAACGTCATCAATCAGCAGCTTAACATCAAAACGAAACGCCGCATCGGTTCCAATGGTGTAGCATGGGCCCGTGCTGTTAAGACTGTCAGCGACAATAATCTCACACTGATCATTATCAACCGCATCAAGTGAGATGTCTAACCCGACACCGGCAACCTTAACCGGAACAATGAGCGCACTTGCCTCACCATGCCAGATCTCCAGGCAACTACCATTGGCGAACATCCACTGGTTGGGCTTGTTGTCCGTTCCCGCAGCGACACCCGTCTGACCGCCGACGTGAACTAAGTGCACCTCCGGCTCAGGCATGCCGAGAAAATCTACATAAGTTTTCTTCTGAATAGCCATTTTCTAATCTCCTAAACTCTCGCACATAAGATAAACACGGTACAGCTTAGGCTGCCGCCCACTGATAAAATACCAAGATCTTCACCCTTGTTGATGTCGTAGTGGGCATCATTGATTTCCACTGCCCGGTCAACGTCGGTGTCGCTGGCTGCCTGAGTCACCGCCGTAACGATCACATTCGCATCCCCGTCCTGGACATTCCAGGTACCACCGTCGCCACTTGTACCGATGCTCCACGCATCTAGAACCCGAAACTTGAACGGAGCATCAATCACCACTGTGGTGGTCCCTGCCCCGCTAATGTCCTTGTTCAAGATGAACGTCGGAACACCTAGGGTGTTATCAAGACGAGCCAGCGCTCTGCCGCTAATTCCCCTGCGATCTGCCATAATAATTCTCCTCCAAACCAACCAGAAGGGGGACCATCGGCCCCCCTCCCAGAATCATTAATATGCAGTTGCCATGCTGGCGTTGAGGTCTTCAATCTTCCCACTGGTGTGGCGCTCTTTGATGTACATCTCTGCAATCTCGATAGCCGTGGCAGTGTAAACACCGGAGACGTCTGACCGCTTGAAGATGCTTCCACCTTCACGCCGCCATCCCAGCTGCTTCTGGACCGCTCGATAAATCTTTGAGAAGTCACAGAAGAACATCTTGTTGTGCAAGCAGTCGGTATCGACAATGATATCGATTCGACCGAGGGCTGACTGGAACGCCGCTACAGCGAGTCCGCCAACCTTACTTTCAGGAGTCAGACGAAGTTCACCTTCGTACAGCTCTTCGACATTGATTGCCTGCCAGCTGTCGCAAAGAACGGAAAGCCCGTCCGATGGACGCTCTGAACCGGAGCGAGACTGGATACTAGCCAGCATCTGTCGGAACAGGGCAGGGGTGAGGTCCCGGTTGGTTCCAGCGTTACTAAGAACGGTGGAAGTATACCGGGGATTGTTAGTGATATTTACCGCCTGAAAGGACGAAGTGTCCGCGTCGTCAATTAGCTTATCCAAGCCAGTCACTGCGCGGTTAATGGCACCGTTCCAGACGAGCTTATCGGTAGCAGCTGCGCCGCTCGGGTCAAGGCCGCTGAAGTTAACCAGCGAGTTGCCCGATGCATTGAGCGCTTGCTCGACGTTGCTGATCTTAATGTCGCCGCGATTGGTTGCCAGGTTGGTGTCGTACTGCTGATAAGCACCCCCATCCCAAAGCATCCGTGCGTCATCAACCTGAACGTCAATCTGATTGCCACCTGAGGCAGAACCAACATTCTGGACAGTTGCAACAGACCCATCTCCGTTACGGAAGAAGAATCCGTTCTCAAACTTCAGGATGTTGTTCATGAGGCCTTTGACCTCAGAAGTGACAACATCCCGCGCCACGTTAGGCGACTTGGCCGCAGTTGCCATGGCACCGTCAGTAATCTGAACAGAGCCTACGGTGAACTTACGATACGCCTTGTAGGTGTCGTAATCTTGCTTATCAGCAGTCGGGAACGCGCCACCATCTTCGACGTATCCGATTGCAGTACTTCGCGCAGTGTGAAGCTTCCCTTCGATATGAGAACCAGTCCACTTGTCCTGCTGGCGAACCAGCGAACGCGCTTTCGATGTATGGTTAAGAGTCTCAACCACGCCGTCTAAGAAACGGGTGAACGTGAGACCCACGTTGTCAATATTTACACCAGCCATAACCTACTCCTTATGCGACTGGAGGCTCATTGGCCGCAATCCAGTCGACGTGAGAATCAAAACCTGCCTTGCGGAGCTGCGCCAGGCTCGGCATTGATAGCCCGCCTTTTGCCTGTCTCCGCCCTGCGGGTGCCGGCTTTGGAACTGCTCGGCTCTTGCGTACTTTCTTACCCTCACCATTCGACCGGGTTTTAAGCCGGGCCATATGGTAATTGTCCATGTACGCCTTGAGCTTTCCAGCAGCTTCCTTCGGCTCAATTCCAAATGCACCTGCGTACGCTAAGATCATCTCGTCAGCTTCCGCCGAGAGACGACTCGCATCTTCTTGTGCAAACCCATTCAGAAGAGTTTCGGATCGTGCCTGCTCAGTCTGCTGGGTGTAGTACGCGTATCGCGCATTACGCTCAGTCTCCTGCCTGGCATTCGCCCTCGCCTGCTTCTCTTGGTCCAGCTCTTTGCGTAGCGAGGCAACCTGTTCGTTGACCGCACCACTAGATTGCGCGCCAGCCTCTTGGAGGATGTCACGCTTGAGCTGTTCAAGAGGAGTCAGTTCCTTGTACTCCTCTGCCTGTTTTCGCTGTTGGAGCGATTGCAGCTGTTGTTGCTGCATCTGTAACTGCTGAGACAGTGCGTTCGCATTACCGGCCTGGCTCATCTGATGCTGCACGTACTGCTGCATCTTGGCCAGCTCTTGCTGGTAATACTGCTGCTGCTGCCCTAGCTGCTGCTCCAACTCCTTCGTGCGGCCCGATAGGGTTTGAATCCTCTTCTGCGCTCTCGGAGTAGGCTCTGTTGCCTGCTCTTCCTGCCCTTCAAGGGACAAACTATCGATCCCACGATCTACTTCATCGGGTTCCGGCTCAGCATCTTCTGAGTACCCTGACTCCTGTCCAAGCTCATCACTGAGCCCTTGAAAGTCCGAGTAGTCCTCCAGCGCAGAATCATCTACCGCGCCTTCGAGTGGTAATCCTTCGTTGTCCGAAACATCACCGACATCACCCATCGACACATCAGCCATTCTCAACCCCTCCAGCGAATTACGTCCGCAACACGATTACAGGTGCACTCGTCGGTTACAGCGATTACGTCGCGACACGGGTACCTTCGACTGCAATGCAATTAAACAACTGTAGACAGGTCATGTCAACAAACGTTTCACGTGGAACGCTTATGTAAACAGATGGATACAAGGAAGTGAGAGATAGGGGGGGGTCTCACTACCCTGGAGAGCTGCGGTTTCTGCGAATTCTGCGGTTTTCAGCCTTCGCGGTTCTGCTGAACCCTGGCTACGCCCTCGGCTGCTCGGTCGGCCTGCCCGACCTGGGCTCCGGCGTCGGAGGCGACATCGCCACCAGGGGCCATATCCGTACCCAGTCTTCCTGGGTTATTGGTGCTTCCACCGGGGGCGCTCTGGTCTGGGCCACCAGGGGGACCACCTGGCATCCCGTCAACGGGCGCAGGCGGCTGACCCTGCATCGCCCATCCCACGTAGAACATCCACAATTGACGCACCTGGTCACGGAGCATCTGGTCCGCTCGTCGCCCTGGTCCACGAAGCCATCCGAGTAGCTCTTCCCCAAAAATCATGGGGTCGTCCTCAACGGACGGCATGTACTGCTCGCCCTTCTCAATGAGATACGGAATCCTCGAAGCCACCGCTCGCTCACTCGCCTCATCATCATAACCGGCCTCGGGCAGCTTAATCTTCGCGTGCCGCATGAACGCCTTGACGTCAGGGGCCCCGGTCTGAGGATCCATAAACACACCCGCATTCATGAGGTCCAGAGCCTGGGTCATACGAACAGCGGGGTTCCGGCTAAGACCGTCCTCCTGCTCGATTTGAATGTCATATCCTGGCTGGAGACGAATCTCATCGAAGGAGTAGGTCTGCATTCCATCCGCACCTGCGGTCATGAACTTGCGCTCGGGGTGATAGTACATCTGCACCAGCATCAGGATACAGCGGTGCATCTCACGCCACTCGCTGTTGTTGCGCATGAGAATTGGGCCCACTTGTTGGTCTGATTCAGCCTCGATAATCGCCATGGCCCGCCCGTTGGGGTCAGACATGGAGATACCAGCCTCCTGCTCGGTGACCGCAGCCTGCATCCGTATATCAGCAGCGAGTTGCGCATTGCGTCGAAAGATATCAGCGGGCACTGGTGGCGGGCTCTCGAAGTAGTTCCGCCCCGCAGCTGCGTTGTAGCTCACGACCTGAGCGGACGTGGCCGACAGCTCATCGGTGGTAATACGGGAGCCAATGGCCTTGAAGAACTTTGGCCGGAGCAGAAGCTCCACATGCTCGCGAATCTGGGTCTCGATTTGGTTGATTTCACGCTGCCGGTGCCACGCCTGCGCAGCGAAGGGCTCACGCCAGAACTCCCCGTCGTTCTTATCGAACCCGAAATGGTAGAACGGGAAGCGCCGGAATGCCCCATACGGGGAGTCCATCACCTGCACGACGAGATCGTTCACCATGTACATGATGCGACCATGCCGATACATCGGAGTCG